ACCGACCGTTATGGCAACAATGTTTGCCATTTCCGATATGCGAACAAGAATTACCTCACATCCTGGAACGATGACAGTGGCCGGATGATCATCTCAGAGGCCCCTGACCTGGAGGAAACTTTCGAGGCAAACAGAACCCATGCTAACCTATTTAGGAGCCAGACCACCACCATTATTGTTGGTGTTACCAGTACACATGGCCTCTATCTGGATGAATCCACTGTCGTGGCCAATTTCCATTCCCTCATGGATGTTGAAAAGGGACAATCCATCTTTGATGGACATGGTCTTTTGAGGATCGCATACTCGGATGAGGAAAAGGACCTTGTCCTCCTTCGGCCTGTTGATGAAGCGGGCGTGACACGAAAGGTCCCTGGAATGAAGAGTTTGGCCTCGTATGTGACAACGAGACAAATGATCAAGGAGGTTCCAACTGCTACTGGAGTTATTGGTGGTCCGACGGAAAACACGGTCATCTCTGGACCATTCAGCTACTGTGAATCCCGTGTAATCAGTGCCGAAAGCAAAATGGTTGCCGGCATTGGCACCATGGAGACACTCACTAATTTGACCAGGCCTGGTGATTGTGGCTCACCTTACATTGGAACTCTTCCAAACAAGAAGGTTGTGCTATTGGGCATCCACTCAGCAAAAAGAAAGAATGAGTGCACATACATTGCGACGATAACGGATGAATTTCTCTCCGTTGCAACATCGAATGCTGTCTTGGAATCATCGAATCTAACCAAGGCCCCAGCTTGCTATCGTCCCACTGACACCCCCACATACATTCCCTCGCTCTTTCAGTCACTCGTTGAGCCCCCGTCTGAAAATGGGCTCAGCCCTAAGAGTGAAGCGACAAAGCTGATTGGCAGGATTCCAAACAAATGTGGGTACGATTCTGCATGTACCTCAAGAGCCATCAAGCCCCAACTGGACCTCCCGGAGATCCTCCGCACAACACGCAAGCCAGTTCCGGATGTCCAGACAATCATTGAGCAACAGGGAGACAAGATCCCACTGGACTCAAAGGGACGGAAGCACGTGCCATATGCGAGGATTTCTGCTGCTGATGGAAATGTCTACAGGCCTGGTCACAGGCTATCCAAGAAGGCAATGGTTGTTGCTAGGTTACTGGCTGAGCATGACTCATGCCAATATGGCATCTCTGGACTCAAACCCATCAAAACATCTGTTGTCATCAATGGGTCCAGTAATGTTGAGCCCCTCAAAATCCAC